GTGTCATCAATCTATCAAGGAGAAATTCATAAATCTCCAATAGGTGAGATCGCTAAGTTGTCCAACAGAGCCTGATTTTCCAAACGAATTTGGATCAGACTAAGTGAACTAGCACTTAGGGGACCTGATACCATGACATTACCAGCCATTACTGCGTCTCCAATTTCTTGGAGGCCAGTAGTTTGGATAGTAATATCTGGGACCGAGGTTATCTCAGTCTCATAAATTCCTAACCAAGCTCACGGATGACCTTGGTAGTAACTCATGATAATAGATCCTGTGATTAGCAATGCGCCCGCCATCATTAACCCTATAGCAATAAAATTGCTATCAGGAGTAATGATTGTCCCTGTTGGCAGTAACAATTCTGTCTCTTCACTAACAATGTTATAGAAGAAAGGAGGGTCTCAAACCTCCCCAGACTGGGATCGGCAATGCAAGAACTCTAACACAAGAAATGTTAAAGTCGCCATCACTAGGAAATCTACCCATGGGAAAGATAATAAAGATCTTTCTGAGGGAGATTGATGGTTAACCAATTCTTCTTTTGAACCTCGTTCAGACTTGACTCTTTTAGCTATCGTAAAAGGAGAAAACTCCTTACCATAGCTGAAAGATCATATAGGTCTACTAAGATCTTGTCAAAATTTATAGATAGTTAGGAAATCCCGAAAAGGGCGTTCCTCAACTCTATCCTCGACCCAGAATTTCACTGGAATGGACCCTTTTAGGTCATCCATCTCAAACTGCAATCAGATAGCAGATTCTAACATCTCCGCAACTATACGAACATCATCTGCTAGACCTAAGTGACTTAGGTCTATAGCAGGTTGCTCATATAGTTTGGAGTAGATTGGGGCCATAAATTCCTCGTATGTTAATCCCAAAGATAAGGACTGAAGAGAACTATATCTATAACCATGGTTAGACATTCCACCCCCGCTAGATCCCGTCAAGAAGTCATAATCAACATCTTGAGAGTCTAGCTGAGGGCTAAGGACAGCTCGCCAAGGGACTTTACCCTTCGTGTAAGCTTGATCCAAAGCAGAAGTGGAGATGCTAATCAAAGAAATAGGATATTTCTCATCATATACCTTATCAATTTGAGATATGGACTCAAAATATCGAGTATAGCTAGATACTAGTTCTCGGGATTTTTCCTGATTAAAAGTATTCATTAGTCTTAACACCTCTAAAATAACTTTAGAATCTAAAGTATGAAGAGAATGTCACGACTTTTGAAAAAGCCACTCGATATAAGTACCCTTACCTAAAGGACTTTTGGGATGAGATAATCATACCAGAAGAACCCGAAGGTGAGTACTTAACTTAAAGTAAGTGGATGAAACCGCTCTACTTTTAGTTTTGTATCCATAACCCAAAAAGGATAATATACTATTTAAGGAAAGTTCATATTTACGGACGAATTCAACCACTAAGGAAGTAGATAATTGAGTAGCAACAGATTCCTTAACAGGAAGCATGTTAGCTGTAGTAGAATCTACGAAAAACTTTTTTGCAAACTCGATTACAAATCGATGTTTTGCCAAAATGGATTTCGCTAGACCTGCTTGAACTCCTATCCTTTTCAATAGTGACTGATATCTAACCGTAGGTAATGAGCCTTTTATAACCCCATCATCTCCCAGGACAGCATAGTCAGTAAATCATCTACCATGCGTTGATGCAGAAAACTGCATCATTGCATGATGAGTGAGAGCTAACATAGCTCATGAGGATAACGCTCCCATGGGTTGACCAACAGAGTACATTACAGATGATAAATTTTTATCTAAATTGTAATTCTCTATGGCCTTCTCAGGGATCGAATATTCTCGTTTTACTAACAGATCTGCCCATGAGTCAGAGAATGATTTAGAATCGATTACGATATCTTCTAAAAGAATCTTTAAAAGAGACTTTTGGAGAGATATAGGTAACCTATCTGTTGCAGAAGAAAGATCGATAGAACTAAACAAACCTCTAGGTTTGGAACTATACTTATCTTGTAGTAACTTCACAGGGCTCATTTGATCGAAGGTACCATCCTGAGGAATTTTCCTCAAAAGGGAAAAGATTCACTCATGGAGAGGATACATTAATCATTGAGTTCAGGCATCGACCATGGCGAACACTCTAATCTTACCAGCAGGTTCGGGTTTAAAACCGAGCCGGCCTAAAGGCTGTGATTGGATCATAGCATTAGGCCTTAGGTCATGAGTAGGGTGATCAGCCATTGCGATGGTCTCCATACGACTAATAAAAGTCTTATGGCCTGGGAAGTTGCTCAAGAAAAGTTTTAGTGATTTTAAAAGCTCAGATTTAGGCCCAATACGGAGCCAAACCCGAGCAGATAAAATCAACGCTCACATTGAGCTATTCACAAAACCACTGG